AAAAATATTAACGTTGCAGGAACAGAAGTTTATGACCAAGGTACATCTAAAACTATTCCTTATAAAGACGTAACACAGGTACAAGAAGTAGTAGTTCCGGATAGTCCGTCGGATACTATTCTTCTTAACTTTAAAGCAAATAGTATTAATGAGTTTGAAATATTTGTAGCAGGAAAAAGACTGCGCAAAACAACATTAGACACATTTGATCCATTACTAGCACTTGACAGTCCTAACGGAGACACTACTCTAGCAGCTGAGTTTACACTAGTAAACACATTTGATGATAATGGTAACATTATTACTAGTTCAGTAGTGCTTTTAGACATGCCATTAGCTAATCAAAAAATAACTATTATGCGTAAAATAGGAAGACCATGGACTGATTTAGGTGTTTCATTAGGCGAGACACAAAATGACATAGGATATTTCTTGAGAGCAGGAACATCTGCGCTACCAGAATAAATACAGTGTAGGAAACAAAGTGAGCGATAATATGCAAGATACAAACGGAGTAGTAGTTACAGGGCACATTAAAATAAGTGATCCTAAAACTAAAGAAATATATGTAGATAAGCGTAATGCTATTCATTATGAAAATATGAGTATTGCATTAGCTGAGAGTCTATCTAATGCAGGTCAAGGTTATATTTATGAAATGAGTTTTGGAAACGGTGGAACAACTGTTGATCCTTCCGGAATTATTACATATTTAACACCTAATAGCACAGGCACTAATGCTACATTATATAATCAAACATTTACTAAAGTTGTAGATGATCGAAGTGTTAATAATACTGACCCTTCCCGTAATTATATAGAAACACGACATGTTAGTGGTACAAACTACACTGATATTATTGTTAGTTGTTTGCTTGATTATGGAGAACCTAATGGTCAAGATGCTTTTGATACTGCAACAGATTATGATAATGCTTATGTGTTTGACGAATTGGGATTACGAAGTTATAGCACAGCTGGCGACGGCAGATTAATTACTCATGTAATTTTCCATCCAGTACAGAAATCACTAAACAGGCTTATACAAATTGATTATACTGTACGCATACAAAGTTTAGCAGGGTAAGGGGTTATATAAATGGCATATCAAGTTCGTTACACTGACAATATTAATAAAGGTAATATTGTTGTTGAAGATTTAACAATTAATACCGACACTAGTTTAAGTTTCCCAGGCAAAAATTCAACTTCCTATGGTACAGTTGTAGCAGAAAATTTCCTACACCTACTTGAAAATTTTGCAAATGTGTCATCTCCTGCTCGCCCTGTTGAAGGGCAGTTATGGTACGATAATACAGACGGTGTTGACCAACTTAAAGTATACGACGGAACAACATGGAGTGCAGCAGGAGGCTTAAAAAAAGCAACATCTCGACCAGCTGTTGCAAACTCAGTTGCTGGCGATCTATGGGTTAATACAGATAGCCAGCAACTTTACTTATTTACAGGAAGTACGTGGGTATTAGTTGGTCCAAGTTTCTCCGACGGCTTACTCACAGGTGCACAATCAGAAGCAATTGTTGGATCTGACGATCAAACATATAATGTATTAGTTATAAAAATTGAAGATAAACCTGCTGCAATTATTAGTAAGCAATCGTTTATTCCTAAAACTGCAATAACTGGATTTACAACAGGAATTAAAGCTGGTTATAATTTAACTTCGACGCCATTAGTAGGTTTAGAATTATTAAAATATTGGGGAACAGCTGAAAAAGCAGAATCGTTGGTAGTATCCGGTGAAACAATTCTTGCAAGTAATTTTTTAAGAGGCGATAGCGCTTCGACAAGTAATTTTCAATTAAAAGTTAAATCAGACGACGGCATACAATTAGGAACTAGTAGTAATTTTAACGTCTTTGTAGATGCTAATGGAGCAGCAGCAATAATTGAAAATAGAGCAAGTGGTTCAAGTATTGACTTTAAATTAGTTGAAGGAGCAACTACAAATACCGTGTTAAGAATTGATAGTTCTCAACGTGTAGGAATTAATAATACAGCACCTGATGAAGAATTAGATGTTGCAGGAAATGTGCAAATAGCTCCGAAAACAGGCGATGCAACAACTGGAATTCTAAAAGTTGAAAGCACAGTAAATAGTATAGATTCAGGCACAGGGTCAGTTATTATTAAAGGTGGTGCTAGTATTGCCCAGAATCTTTATATAGCTGGCGACCTTGTAATGAAGCAAGGCGCTGATAATGCAGGATCAATGACTACTGGTACAATCGGCCCAGATTCAAATGCTTTAAGAGACATAGGCTCCCCTACATTAAAATATAATGAAGTTTATGCAACAACTTTTTATGGAAATTTACAAGGTAACATCAATGGCACAGTTAGCGGAAGGGCAGGAAGTGCAGACAAATTAGCAAGTGCTACAACATTTGGTATATCTGGAGATGTTACTCCAAATAGTTTTGCATTTGACGGACAAACAGGCGGCGGCACAAAAACGTTTGATGTTAGAATTGCAAATAGCTTTATATCAAATAAACCTGTGTTATATGATGTTGAAAATGCTGATGAAATACTTATTAATAAAGTAGTTGGAAATTCAGGAATTTATCGTGTAACTAAACGTAATTTCTTAAAAACTATTCCATTAAATCCACCGGGACTTATTTCTGCTTATGGAGGATCGACACCGCCCCTTGGCTGGTTAATATGCGATGGTTCTGAAGTTAAGAAATCAGATTATAATGAGTTGTGGCTTGCAATACAGCATAACTTTAAAGATCCTTCTTTAGTTAGTGACAATGGTGTATCTTATTTTACATTGCCTGACTTTAGAGGAAGATTCCCACTAGGTTCTGATAATATGGGCGGCGTTGCTGCAAACAGAGTTACTGGTTTAGGTGCCGACGCTGTAGGAAATACGGGAGGTTCTGAAAACAAATCAATTAATGTTGATAACTTACCTGAACACGAACATGATATGGAAGGACCAAGCGGTACACAGTATTATGGGATTAGATTAGGCGAAGGAGTTCCTCTAGACGAGGAAGCAATTAATTTGGCAATAGACGAAGGAACAGCTGGCGTACAAGGATTTGCAACTAGCGGAGGAATACAAACTGAAGCATCATTAGGAAATGCATTAGATGTTATGAATCCGTATTTAACAACTAACTACATTATATATACTGGAAATTAATCATGAGCTATCAACTAAACAAAACTGACGGGACGCTATTAACAAATTTAATCGATGGCCAAATAGATATTAATAGCACTAACTTAACGCTTGTGGGCAGAAACTATAGTGGTTACGGAGAATTTTTTAACGAAAACTTTATTAAGTTATTAGAAAGTTTTGCTAATACAGCAGCTCCGAGTAATCCGTTAACTGGACAGGTATGGTGGGACACGTCTGAACAACGATTAAAAGTTTATGACGGTACAGTGTGGAAAGCAAGTGGCGGACCGTATGTACAAAACACTCGACCACAAATGGTTGCGGGTGATTTATGGATTGATAATCTAAATAACCAAGTGTATGCATTTGATGGCACAGACTTAATGTTAATGGGTCCGCAATACACAGAATCACAAGGTAAAAGTGGATTTGAAATTACTAGTATACTTGATAGTACTAGTAGATCCCGGACTATAGCAAATTTATATGTAGGTGGAACACTTGTTGGTGTATTTAGTGCTATAGAGTTTACGCCAATTTACGCCCAAAGAATACTATCATTAGTAACTGACAACAATCCAAATGGTAAAATTTTTATAGGATTTAATATTGTTGACAAAACTAATTTTAAATTTAGAGGTATTGCTGACTCCGCTAATTCGCTTGTTACTGACGCTGGCGTAGTTAGAACTGCTGATAGTTTCCTTCCTTCGGACGCAAACGGAGTTACAGTCGGAACATTAACAATACAAAATCCAGGCGGCCTAACAGTTGGGTTATCGCAAAACAATGTACAAAAAGTTATTTCTAATAAATTTTATATAGAAAATCAGTTAAGAGACCACGATTTAAGTCTTAGAGTTCGCTCTAGCCAGTTTGAAAGTCAAATAGTAGATGCAGTATATGTTGACGCTGGTACAGCTAATGTAGGAATTTTTACAACCAACCGTCTTCCTGAATATACTTTAGATGTCGAAGGTGATCTAAGAGTTACTGGCGACTTTATTGTTGAAGGTAATAGTGTTAACATCGAAGTAGGCACACTTAAAGTAGAAGACAAGAATATCGAACTAGCTGCATTAAATGATAGCAGTATCGGAAATGATACAATTGTTAACGGCGCTGGCATTATTATTAATTCAGAAGATGGTAATAAAACACTAACATGGGAATTAGCAGAAAATGCATGGACATTTAATCAAAATATTGATTTAAGTTCGTCTTTGTCTACTTATAAAATAAACGGAAGTGTAAAACTATCTTCAACCGGTTCGACTACTGGGGTATTGAGTAATATATCTTCAGCACCGCAACTAACTTCAGTAGGAACATTATTAGATTTAAATGTTGCTAATTTAACATTTGAAAATAATACTATTAGAAGTAATGGTACACTTTCAATTAATGCAACTGGAATAGGCGGAATTAATATTACTGCCGGCGGACCGATATCGGTGCAAGACAACCAAGAAATGTTAGGACTTGCTACTCCTATTAGTTCAAGGGTTGCTAATATTCCTGGCAATGAAGCTTTAACTGAATCAGCCGATAGTACAGTAGCAACTAAAGGGTATGTTGATAGTGAAGTACTAGCAACTCCGATTACATTTAGTATGGATGTTACTGGATTAGGATCAGGTTCGGCATTACAATCTGCTGTTGCAGATTTTATTAATGATATGTATCCAGCAACTGTAGATAACACAGGCAAAGTAGCAAGAATACACGCAACATCGTATGCTGGAGCAACAGTTAGTGGAATTAACGTTACTGTTAGGGATGATAGTGAACCAGATTCTGGTGAAGTACTTACTCTTAGTAAAGTATTTGTAGATAAAATTACAGCAGAAAGTCAGTCTGTAGTACGAGATGTTGCAGTATCAAATACAGCATCGGGTACTGCGGTACTTACACCTGCAAGACAGTTACTAGTGTTTGCTAGTAATGGAACAGGTTGGGTATATGACGCAATTGCTTCAGTAGTGTATCCTTAAAAACGATAAATAATATAATAGCACTAGGGGTTTAACAAAAAATGGCTTATCAGATAGATAGATATAGTAACACAATTTTAGCAGTAGTCGAAGACGGCACAGTCGATCAAACAACTGATCTAAAATTTATTGGTAAAAATTATGCCGGATACGGCGAAATACAAAACGAAAATTTCTTGTTTTTATTAGAAAATTTTGCAGGCGCTAACGAACCAGCGAGGCCTATATCTGGACAATTATGGTTTGATACTACAGTAAGTAAATTAAAATTTTATGACGGAACCAAATGGCGTGCAACAGGCGGCTCTGAAACTACTGGATTAGCTCCAACTGGATTAGCTGAAGGTGATTTTTGGTGGGATACAGCTACTAAACAATTAAAAGTATATAACGGAACCAATTTTACATTAGTCGGACCCCAAGTTGCAGGACTAAACACAACGCAGATGCAAAGTGAAGAAGTATTAGATAGTAATGGTGCAACTAAGTCTATAATAAAATCAGTTGTAAATGGCGTAGTTGTGTCGATAATTTCGTCAGACGATTTTACATTAAACTCAGGAAGCCCAATAACAGGATTTACTACTATAAAAAAGGGAATTAATCTTGTAAACAGTGCAACAGGAATTACTACATCAACTGATAGATTTATTGGAACAGCAACTTCGGCAGCTTCTCTACTTAAAACAGACGGCTCTGTTGTAAATGTAGATAATTTAGTAACAGCAACCCCGGGCGTACCAACTGAATTCTCTACAGTAGTAAAAATTCCTAATCAAGGGTTAACAATTGGAGAAAACGAAGATTTTAGTTTAAAATTAACTAATGGCGAAGCACTTATTGGAAATACCAACGGTGTCAATAGTAAAATAAAGTTTTCTACAACGGATAATACAGGCAATGACGTTACAATTGCATACTTTAATAATATTGGATTAATACCAAACCTAGATAATACGTTTGATATCGGAACACAGGCATTGCGTTGGGAAAATGTCTATGCTGTGAACTTTATTGGCGAAGCATCTAAAGCAACTAGTTTAAGAGTTGGCAGCGATTTTAGAACAGCAGCAGTGAGTGCTACTAATAATACAATTGCGGTAAGAGATGCTAATGGTAATTTAAATGCTAATCTGTTTCAAGGCACTGCAACCGCTGCAAGATATGCAGATTTAGCTGAAAAATATACAACAGACCAAGAATATCCAGTTGGTACGGCAATGGCTGTCGGTGGCGACAAAGAAACAACGGCAGCAAAGGCAAGTAATATATGCATTGGTGTTATTTCAGAAAAACCTGCCTACTTAATGAATAGCGAATCAGAAGGCCAAGCAATAGGGTTAAAGGGTCGTGTTCCAGTTCGCGTTAACGGCCCTGTATCTAAAGGACAAGCAGTTTATGCATGGGAAGACGGAGTATGTTCTACTATAGCTTCGACTGCACTAGTGGGAATTGCTTTAGAAACTAATAAAAATGATGACGAGAAGTTAGTTGAATGTGTACTAAAAGTTTAAGGAGTCGTCATGTCAAATATAACAGCAGCAAGACTTAATAACTTACAAACAAGAATATCAAATTTATTTGGTAACGGTAGTGGCCAGTCAGGCTACGGACAAAATGTAGCAAGTTCACAAGTTGCTGTTGGAGAAATTGCAACAGCAGAACACCTTAACTTAATAGCTTCAGACATGATTAGGGCTAGAATACATCAAAGAGGTACTACACCAGTACCTGCAAATATTGCAACAATATCACAAAATTTAAATATAATTGCAGAGAATTCTAGCTATAGCGTAAATAATTCCGGTATATCAATAAACGATCCCCTTGGATCAGTTAAAGGATTTTCTGATTTTGAAAATTTAATGACACAACTTGAAAGTGATAAGTTTCTTATGGATTCATCACAAGCAACACTAGAACCAGGAACTAGCAGCGAGAGACAAAGTCAGTGGAACGGAATAATTAACCATGAGTTTAAAGTAGAATTTAGTAGTGCTGATGAAAGACGCCACTTTTTTAATTCTGGCGGTGCAATAAGAATTTCAGCAAGTAATACAAGCTCGTCAACTCCAAAAGGAAAAGACTGGACAGCATTACTAGAAGAAATAGGAACAGTAAGTTTTAATTACAATTCAACAAGTACAAATAATACAGGTATCGGGCAGCCGATAGGTAACTTTAGTTTACTCAGTCAATACACAAGAATTTATCAAAAAGTTGGCCAGGGAAGTTTTTCAGGTATATATGCAGGAAATTTATTATCTATTGATGCTAAAGAATTAAATGATAAAACAATACAATTTAGAATCGAGTTTAATGACATAGCACAAGATAATCTTATCGATAATAACATTGATGGATATTTAAAAACAAATATTCAACATTATAGAGCAGATACATCAAACGTAACAGCTAGTGTTCCGACCTATATTCCAATTACTGCGTTAACAGCATAAAAAGTTTACTCGGTTCTTAAAAGAATAAATATCGTATAGAGGAACGATTAAGCATGCCAACTACTGTTTTAGCAACACGATTTAACAACTTGCAACGACGAATACAAAAAGTATTAGGTTCTTCTTCCTCTACCACGCCAACATTTGGATACGGACAAACATTTAATTCATCTACAGTAGTAGGTGATTACGATACTAACTTATCTAACACAGATTTAATATCAGCAAGAGATTATGAAAATCTATACCGAGATATAGTGCGAGCCCGAGTGCATCAAGTAGGATCAACAGCATTTTCTGCACAAGACACTCCAGTTGGTGATTTTTCATCAGGTAATGCTGATAAAATTCAAGAAACGTATATAACTTATTTAGAAAACTTAGCAACCCAGATTGAAACTGATAAGTTCAATATTGGATCTGATCAGTTTTCTGTAGAGCCATTAGCAGATTCATTAGGAAATGAAATTAATGTTTCTAGACAAGAGGTTGTATCTGGCTCTTGGAACGGCACACTTGCACATATTTTTAAAGTAACTTTTTTATCATCTGCCGCCCGCCGCCACTTTTTTAATGCCGGTGGGAAAATTAGATTATCAACATCTATAGATTGGGCATTTTCTCAGGCTAAAACAAATGACTGGAAAACTATGTTATCTAATATGGGCATAGTAAACTTTAGTGCCACAGGTACGTCAAGTGCAAATGCTGTTGGTAGTGCGACTAGTATAGGCAATTACAGTTTATCTGGGTCGTACCAGTTAGTTTATCGACAAACTGGTAGTGCATATAGCGGAAGTTCTTATGAAGTATATGCATTAGAACTTTCTTCTACAGAGATACAATTTAGGATTTATTATAACGATACTACTTCTGAAATAGTAGACGAAAACGTATTTGGCGATTTAACTAGCAATATTTCTATAGTAAAACCAGAAGGGTCAGTTGTATATAAAGGCACTGAAATTACTACAGCTGATATATCGACACCACCTGTTGGACAAAATATTGCAGTATTTAACGGAGTTGTTCTCCAAAACCCACCTACAGTGACGGCAAATTGGTCACCTTCTACAGGAACAGTAGGATCTATACACCGATTAATTTGGTCAGCGACTAATACTACTTCTGTATCATATAGTGTAATAGGCCCAGACGGGCAAACATATTCAGGTACTGGTAATCCTTCGGGTAATGCAACATTTAATTGGAACGTTGCAGGAACTGTTTCTGCTGTTGTAACTGCAACAGGTCCAGGTGGAATTGTTCAAGACAGCGCAAGTGCAACAGTTCAAAATGCAGTAGTAGTTCCTACATATGCAATCAGTGCAGCATTGCCGTCAACTTTAAATGAAGGACAAATAGGCATAAATTATGGTGTTGCTACAACTAATGTAGCAATTGGAACACTTCTTTATTGGGATACTGAAGTAGTTACTGGAAACATAATTGCAGCTGATTTCCAAGGCGGCACACTCTCCGGAAGTGTTTCAATATCACAAACAGGCGGCGGCGGCGCCTATATTTACAGAGCTGCTAGTGCTGACACAACAACTGAAGGTACAGAAACATTTAGATTAAGACTGTTTACTGATGTTAGCCGAACTAATTTAGTTGCAACAAGTGATCTTATTAGTATTAATGATATATCAACAAATCTACCAACATATTCTTTAACTGCTAATTCTACAGGTCATCCGGTAAATCCATCCTACATAGATGAAAACGGTACGTATACTGCATCATTTACAGTTAATACAACTGATGTAAGCAACGGCACTATTTTGTATTGGACAACTACTGGAACAAATATAACTAATAATGATTTTACTGATAATGCTACTACTGGAACAGTTACAATTAATAATAATACTGCACAAATTTCTAGAACTGCTAGAGCAGACCAAACTACTGAAGGTACAGAATTATTTTCAATACAATTAAGAACTAGTTCGTATAGTGGTACAATAGTTGCAAGTTCTAGTAATCGAACTATACTAGATACTAGCAAAACACCTCCGAATCCACAACCTAATATTGATTCATTTACTTCTGATAAATCATCTATTACCGCCGGCGATGACTTCACAGTTTCTTGGGCTTCGTCTCAAGCTACGTATGTTACACTTACACAAACAAATCCAAACGGTACAACAACAAGTGTACAAGAAAGTACATCCGGTAGTCGTACATTAACACCACCTTCGTCTCCGACTGGAACAGCTTCAGTAACTGTACAAGCATTTAATGACACAGTTGTTCCGACAGTGTCGAGTAGTATTTCAACTCTTAACGTTATAGTTAATGCTGCACCAGTAGGACCTAGCATTACTTCGTTTGAATTTTCACCAGTTAGTATTGTAGAAGGCGGAAACTCTGTACTTTACTGGGCAACAAGTAATGCAACAAGTGTACAATATCGAATACCCGGCGTAGTAGACAGCTTTACTACTATAGGAGCATCTGGTAATACAACTATTGCGTTTCCAACAACAAGTAATTATACTGCTGAACTAAGTGCATTTTCAAGTGTTACAGGAACAACAGTTACAGCTTCAGCTAATATATCAGTGACTGCAACGCCTGCATCTCCAACAATTGATACATTTGGATTTAGTCCAAGTACTATTGAATCGTCTGAAAGTTCAACACTTTACTGGACAACAAGCAATGCAACAAGCGTTCAATATCGAATACCTGGCGTAGTAGGCAGCTTTACTACTGTAGGAACATCCGGAACTACTCCTATATCGTTTCCTGTAATTGGTGATTATACTGCTGAACTAAGTGCATTTTCATCTGCTACAGGAACAACAGTTACAGACACAGCTAGCATAACTGTAGAGTCTCCACCAGCAGCGACTCCGACAATTGATTCATTAGTATGGTCTCCGTCATCAGCAAGCAGTGGCAATACAACAGTTTCTTGGACTACAACTAATGCCGGAAGAGTGCAAACAGTAATTGGCGGTGTTACTAATTCAAATAATTCACTAGATGGATCAGAAACATTCCCTGCAACTACTAATTATACAGCAACAATATCAGTATATGACACAAACGGTTCATTTGGCACTAGCCAATCAGCAGACTTTACATATGTTCCAGCAGAAGCAGATAATGCGTTCTCTGTTAACCCAACAACTGTTAATAGATACGAATTGATTGGCGCAACTATAAGTGGAGAACCAGGACGGACTTATACAATCGGCGGCGACTTTAGTGACTCGGGAACAATTCCAGCCGGCGGCTCTATTCAAAGATTCTTCTTCAAGGCCGACGGGGGTACTTATACAATGAGTTGTAGTTTCAGTAGTGGTAATTCTGTAAGTAGTGTTTCAATTACAGTTTTAGGCGCCGTGCCGAGTCCGACTATATCAATTACGCCATCTACCGTTGACCAAGGAACTCCGTTAACTGTATCGTGGAGTTCTGGCACCGGAACAGCAAGCCAAATTTCATGGTCTAATCCAAACGGAACACA